ACTGGGATTAAATCGCCGTCTGAAATCCCGCCTAAAGTAGGGAGCTCTGAAATTTTCTTGGGTATAGGATTAGTCATTGCTATTCATCAGTAAGTGGGTCTGAAGATTCTGTAAGTAGTATATTACTGCCTTCTGAAGTAATATTATCAATTAATATACTTTCATCTAAAAGGGTAGGTGAGTGCTCGGTGATAAGTGAGTCTAGGAACTCTGTAAGTAGCTTATCGCTTTCTTCAGATAGGATATATGGATCTGAGGCTGTATCTACAAAACCTGGATCAAAAAACGCGTCGCCTTGTTTCCAAAGTCCGGCCGCCAGGTAAGCATACTGGACTCTAGAGTTGAGCTTTGCTTGAACCCAGTAATTTGCTATGGACTGTACTAAGTCCCACGATTTCCCATCTCTATTATAATAGAAAGGGAGCCTAAAGAAGATATTATCAACTTCTTCTGCAGTAGTGACTTTTGTTCTACCTGCTACTAATTGATTTTCAAAAGAACCGACTCTGTATTGATCTAGAGTACCTACCTGGGGCATGTCATATTTTGTTGGCAGGAGAATAGGAGCATCTAGCTCTTGAGCTCTCAACCCACTTTTTACTTGGAATTTACCATTTTTAGAAACTATCTCTCCCTCTGTGTGGGCTTTAATTTTAAATAAACTAAATAGAAAGATAAGAGTTAGAATGCTTCCTTTAGATTCTCCTAGTCCGTCCCATTCTTTTTTATATACAGAGATATCTTGAGAAGAAGCAGATGATAGATCTATTCCAAACAAATCAACCTTATCGTCTGGAGCATCTTCCTCATCTCTCCAAGGTGCTGCGTTAAAAGGATGAAGGCTTAGCACCTCTCCTTTTATCGTTTTGTATTCTTTATTATTTACTTCTTGAACTAGCTCTTTATCAAACCATCCTAAAGAGTTTTTAATTAGTGCTCTCTTATATTCCGTAGCCCATTCTGTGTTCCAGACAGGAGCAGATAAACCCACGTGCTGAGCCAACCAATCTAGGTTTTTAGGACTACACTCTGTAGGATCTAAGTAGGTGTAGTAGAAATCTTCTATCTCATGCTTCTTCTCTCTTAAGAACTCATCAGCACCAGCCAACATCCACTTAGCAACAGGAGATTTTGGAAGCTGGTCTTCTATTATCCTAGACCACGATTTGCCGTCTCTAGGGGAATATAGTTCTTCTTTTGTTCTTGAAGAGTACAAAGGAGACATTTTAAATGTCCTGCGCTCTGTTTCATCTGTGATCACTCTAGGCAAGAACTGATAAGAGATCTTCCTATCAGAAGTCGCGACCATGGTCCCTATCTCAAGGGACGATATTGGTAGATTAAACCTATCTTGTTCTTTTGCAATTATCAGTACTTCCTCGTATCCCTCTGGTCTGTAGCTACTTGAAGAGGCGGGAAGCCTTAGGTAGATAGGCCTTACTGACTCGTCAGATATGTACCTAATACTAGATCTTTTAAGACCACTTCTAGTAACCTGGGTAGTCTTTGTAAACAAAGACCTCATGTATCTAAATGTAGTGGTGATAAATTCTCTGTTTGTTTCGTGGGTGGTGTGCTTAGTGTCCCACTTTTCTTCCATATAAGATCTGACTCTTTCCCTCCAAACCGTTGGTAAAGAAAATATTATATCCTCAATAGAACTCACGACTTTTCTATCTAGAGGGCTATCACATATAGAAGAGTATGTAGGTCCAGTCTTTAAAGCATAAAAGTTTTTGTACCCTATATCAATGATCTGTCTTATAAAATCTTCTTCTGTGGTTATTATACCATTTAATGTTTCGCTATCATCAAGAGCCATGGTCAAGTTAAAAAACTTAACGTAGGTGTCAGAGAATACGCTTCCTGCATATCCTACAGGAGGTAGATACACTGTAGTATTTTTACTTGCTGGTTTATCTACAGATACCTCTGTGCCATCAGGGTTCTGATGACTACCTCTGATAATAGTCTTTAGCTCTAAAAACTCTTTACCGCCTATGAAGTATTCTAATTTTGTTCCATTGTAAGACGAAGCAGAGGTATATTTCCATTTGTAGTTGCTAATCTTATTTAGCTTTCCTATCAAACATTTTCCAGGTTTGCAGTCTTTGTTTGTGCCGTCGGTGCAGATCATACCTTCTACGATACAATTCTCGTTTCCCCCACTAAGATCTCCTGGTATAGGTTCTCCATGAGCGAGCACGCTATACTCTCCGTTAGCATCCGGTGATTGTAAATTATCCTCGGTGAAATAAACGTTTCCTACATTCTCGTACGTGAAACCGGAGCTGTCTATTTTCTTTATATCCCTGTCAATTACTCTGTTTCTATCAGAGTTTAGCTCTGGCTTGAAATTAAATTTTACTTCCCCTAAAGAGTGATTTACGATCTTTAGTTTTTTTGTTCTTTCAAACTCTGAAGTAAAGCGGGCTGCTTTAAATCCTCTACGAATAAATGCTCTGTTTTTCTGATCCCAAATAGATAAAGAGTTCATATCAACCTCTTAGAGCAGAATCATAATCTTTATTTATAAAGGTATATGTCAATGGGGCTTGTGTGCTTGCTGCTACTAAGCTAACAACCACTCTATAGCTTCTATATGTTCTAATTGGATTAGTATTCTTATAAGTAGTATTTACGCTATCTATGTAAGCTTCAGAAGATTCTATGCAAACATCATTTATCAACTCTGAGACAAATAAGTCGCTACAATAATCAAACTGGTCCGTACCCTGGGGTTGATTAATTAATTTTTTAAAAGCTAAAGTTTTAATTTTATCAACAAAAGACAAACTATATATTGTATTAAATACCTCTTGGTAATTTACTTCTTCGCCTAAAGGTAGAGACTCTGGACTTATTGTATTTGTTATGATTTCATTTATCTGAGAGGCGTAAAGATCCAGACCTCCATTAAACGTCTCATCATCGTATTCGCAAGAGATAGTAGATTCTACAGGAGTTACTTCTGGTGATATTAAAGAGAGGCTATTGCCTAATGGAATCCTACTTTTAAGAGACTTAACAATATTTGCTCTTGCTAAGACACCAAGTTCTGACCCATTAGCGTCTCCTACGCATATAACAATATTTCCTGACTGTTTCTCTGCTGGGATATTAAACCTATCTTCGTAAGTCAGCACTTTTATTACCGCAGCTTCTGGAGCAACAAGAGACACTTCGTTCTCGTAATCTTCTGCAGAAATCAGACCTCTTCTCCTAAGCAAACTAAAGGCTTTTGCTTTAAGGCTATCAATTGATTCTAGATCTTTCCCCCCTTGAGAAGAAGTTAAGTTTGTAGCTCTTTCTAGTCCTAATATATTTCTATTAATCTTTTCAATAGACTCTGCAGGGACGTTATAAACGCTCCCCCATTTCTCTGACTCAACTATCCCCTTAGCGGAAGATTGGACATCTCCGATCCTAACCTCGTTCTTGAGTATAAAAGCTAAGTTATTAGATGTAGAGACTATGGTGTTAGCAGGGATGACTACAGATCTGTTAAATCCTCTTGTCTTTATAAAAGTTACTTCTACAACAGACCTAGCTCCAATGGCCCTCTGTATCCCGAGTTGTCTTAACCATTGCAGAGTGTATGCCTCTGGAAGGCTATTTAAATAATATAGTAATTCTCCTTGAGCAAACGCCTGGCCCTCAACCAACGCTGACAGCGGTGAGGCTGGAGAGAAGTCATTTAGCTGACCATCAGACTCTAAGAAGATCTTCGTCTGCATGTCTCTCACAAGAGCAGAAGTATTTCTAGGATCTAATTGAAGCGGAAGAATTGGTCCGTATATATTTGGCATTTTAGTAATTACCTAGATCTATTCTTGCAAGATTTAAATTATAGATTCCCTGTTCACCCACAGGAATACCAGAGTTGTCATTTAATTCTCTTAATAACGATATATTAGTATCGCTAAGACTCAAATTATCGTAGCCTGCTGGATTTAATAAACTTTCACCTAGTAAAGAGACCAGAGGATAACCAACATATCCCTGTACTACTGATTTTTTTATAGAATCTCCTTCTCTTGCGTAACCCATCCCGCCAAAATAATCTCTAGGAGAAACACTTGCATAATTTCTCTCTGTGCCTCTATAGTCTTTCTCTATCTCAGCAGACGTAGATAGAGACACAGTCGTGTCTGGTATTACCGATGTGATTTTAGTGATAGGATTATTAGAAGTTAACGCTATTACTTTATCCACGTCTTGCCCAATAGAGTCTAATTTAATTATCTCCAATAGAACAGAGTCTACAAGACTTTCTGTATCTATTTCTATATCTTCCTTCTTCCTCTCTCTTAAAAAGGATTCTTGAATAGATTTATTTATAACTTGAGAAGCTGTAGTGTTATAGGTAGAATCTCTATTTAAGTTCTTAAAAAACTCTTTAGTACATAGATAGGAAAAATGGTCTATAGACGAGTGTATATCTATAAAGTCTGTGAAAGATCCTAGCCCGTTATATTCGGTCTGAAACACAGACTTAAATACATCTAGCAAAACGGTCTCTGTTCCCAAGAAGTCCAATAGTACATTTGATGGGAGTTGACTATCTAAAGACTTCGTTATCGAGCCTCTCTTCATCTGGTCACCTACCGTGCCGAATGATAAAGAAGACCCATAAGCTACAGCAGCTAGTCCTCCTAAAGTAGTAAATTTGTCTGTAAGAAAATTATTTCTAGCCACATTAGAACATTTATCTAATATAGCTTTAAACCGTAGAAAGCAGTTTAAAGACCATTAGGCTAAATACAATATACTTTGTAAATGAGTCAAGCATCGATTCAAATTTTAACATCTAACGTTGTTGGCGAGGAGCCTTTCATCGGGGATTTAGATGAGGGTGAATTATTCGCCAATAACGCTGACGGAAGAATCTGGATCGGGGATTCTATTGGTACGCCTATAGAATTAGGAGGAGCGGTAAAGAGTCAACCAATAGGTTCTTTAAGATACGCTAATTATCTAAGCATTGATGTTAGTAATGCCGATAACCTCCCGGTCTCAAACATGAACCCTCTGCTAATACCAGAAGGATTTTATAGAGAAATGAGGATTCTTTTAGTGTTTCCGCAAGCACCCGTGACTGCTAATTCGGTTTATTTTGATTACCCTGTGGACTGGGGCTCTAAAGATTCATGGTTCATCCAATCAAGCGGGGTAAAATGGGGTACTGGGATAGATGCTGTTAATGAAGATGCAGACAACCCCATAGATACTTATAAAGCTCAAGGAAGACAAATGATGGTAGAATTGAGCGCGTTCGGCCCGAACGATAAATGGATGGGCAGACTACTTTGGATCAACAATAATTCTTAATTTGAACTCCTACGATGCTTGATAAAATTACGTTTGTAAACGGAACAATCGTTACTAGTGACTATCTTAACGAAGTTCAAAAAGGGACAGACTTCTCAGGAGCAACCCCTAGAGCAGATTACTATTCTGTATCTGCCGCTGACCACAATTCTTGGAAAGTTAGTCAAAGAGACAAACTAAAAGATTACGAGATTGCAGACCCTAGAGAGGAGCAAGAGACCGGCATTGGCCGCCTTGCTCATGACGGTATTATCTTAGGGTACTCAGGAACGGCCACCGCTGGTTGGGCATTAAATGAAGCTACTTTCTCTGAGCCAAGAACTCTAACAATTGCTGTTGGAGATAACAATACTATCTCAGTAGTAGATAGCAGCCAAACTCATGGACTTATCGTAGAAGCCGGTAAGATCACTCTGTCTGACGGAACTATAGGCACTTGGCCTCGTCAGATCGTAGGTCTTATAGACGAGACTGGACAGGCATTTATCTATGCAAACGAAATAACGGTAGGTGGAGTCTTATCTGTTCAGATCACAATTAGCTCTTCTCTTCCTAGCCCAGAATCAAACCCCTACGTACCTCTAGCAGAGATTAATACTACGGCCGGCGCGTTTAATACTGACGCAGAGGGTACCGTGTATGGAACTGGAGTTAAAGATCTTCGTCCTAACCTATACGTTGGAGCTTTAAATAACTATTCTACGGGCGTATTAAAGAACACAAATATATTAAATGTAAATACAAACTTAAGAGGCTGGGACAGAGCCATTGTAGATACAAGGAACGGATCTGTAATTGTAACTCTACCATCTGTCAGTTCTGACAATGATCGTATTGCCATTGTTGACCTAGAGGGATCATTTGATCGCTACCCGGTAGTCCTTCGTCCCTCTGGAACGGACAAGATCAACAACTCTGTAGATGACTGGATCATAAATATACGTGACGCACACATCGAGTTGTTTTACCACGAGGCTACTTCAGAGTGGAGATTTGAAGAGACTCCGGGTTCTGAATGTAACCCTAAGCTAGGAAGCTTCTTAAGCTGCGGAGGTAAAGAGTACATTGGCATGAGGACCGCAGGAGAGTGCCCTGATGGCCAACCAATCCCTGGAGCGTATCCTAACCCATCTGAAGGTGTATATAGATTTGAAGCTGCTTCTGGTAAATGTTATAAAGAAGTTAATAGCGTAACAGCCATCTACTCTAACGGAGAGGGAGGCTTAATTAAAGTATTTGGCGCTGATCGTTGTACAAAAATTGGAAACAACGGGATCACTGCAGGTTCTGAGATCACTAAAAACATTATCTATGTAGACCCGGCTGTTGGAAACGACCAGTTAATTAACAACGGTACGAATCAAAATGCTCCATTTAGAACTATTGAGAGAGCTTTATTAGAAGCCTCAAGAGCAAGTAGAAGAAATATTGGACTAGATGCATATGACACCACTGTTATTGAACTAGCGCCTGGAGACTACTACGTTGATAATAGCCCTGGCCTAAACGCTGTAGGGGGACCCGGTGCTGGTGATATATACATTAAGCAAGTATCAACAGGTTTCACTGCATTAAATTCTTGGAGCCCTGACCTACCGTATATCACTATTAAAGCAGATGATAGCGCAACACTTCAGCCTCCTTCTCTGTTTAATCTAGGCAGAACGCTTTACACTGCGGCTGGCGGTGTAGGAACGATCTACAAGATCGAGAAAGACGCCCTCGCCTCACCTATTTGGAGGGTTTACCTCCAGTATGTTCAAGGAGCCTTCTCTGTAGGAGAAGAATTAAGGATCAATAGACTCTCTGATTACAATCCATCTTCTGGTGGTCTTGTTGTACCTAGAGGTATCTCCATTAACGGAGTTGATCTAAGAAAGGTTCGTATCAGACCAATGTATGTCCCTGAGTTAACTCCAGGATCTACTGTTGCTCAGAAAAATACTACTTATATATTTAAAGTAACCGGTGGTACCTACATCTCTCTTATCACCTTTACAGATAACCAACAGTTCTCTAGGACTCATAACACTGTTACTGCAATTGGTTATGCCTCTGAAGCAGAAATTAAAGGAGGAGCCGGAGAGACTTCTTATTATACAAAGATTCAATCGTTGTTTGGTGGGATCGACGGCTGGGGTATAGATAAGACTATCGGCGCTGTATCTGCAGAAACAACTATCGTTGCTCCTCTTGCTAGTAGTAAAGAAAATAGAAGCGAGGACAAGGAAGAAAACCAGACTGGTGTTGCTAGCCCAGACTATCAGATAAATGTCAAGCCTTCTTATCCTGGCCCAGCTGTACTCTCAGCCTCAGAAGGTGGTACTACAAATTACTTTGCTCTTCCTGACGTTAACTCCACAAGATCTTCATCTCCGTACGTATTTAACTGCTCTGTAAGATCTATCTTTGGTCTTAACGGCATGTGGATCGATGGCTCTAGAGTCAGTGGATTCAAGTCTATGGTGTCTGCAAACTACACTCAAGTATCACTACAAACTGACCCTGATTGTTTTGAGACTCCTTCTCTAGAGTACTATTCAGATCCACCGAGAAATAAGTCTGGCGATGGTGGTAAGAGGTACAGAGAGTGCGTTGCTGACGTATTTAAATATCGCCACTTTGGATTCAGAGCCAGTTATGACGCTCAAGTCCAGCTTGTGTCTTGCTTTGTTATTGGTAACGCTGATCACTTTATCTCAGAAAGTGGCTCTGATCTATCTATCACAAACTCTTGTTCTGACTTTGGAGATATTTCTTTAAGAGCAATTGGTTATAAAGAATCGGCTTTCTCTCAGGACGGAGCACAACCAAAAGGCACTTACACGGGAACTAAGCTCACTCAAGTCATTCCTCCTATCCCCCTATCTTATAACACGTTATCTAACGGTAGGGACGCAACACTAGAGGATATAAACGTAAACACTGGCCTTGTTATTGAGTATAGCCAAACGCTTAAATATGTCCTTGGAGCGGCCTCAGGAGGTTCTGCTCCTAATCCCATGAGGATTTATGTAAGAAACGCTAACAGCGCGAGTCCTTTCACTTTGACTAATCCTCCTACAGCTGCTGACATTGGCTTAGGACAATTTAGCTACACAAGAAAGGTAGGAGACGGAGCATATGAGCTTGCAGGAGGAACCGCTAGAAGAAACAGAAACAGGGTTTATGTTAATGGGTTCTCTAAAGCAGGAGACGCTATACTCTACGCTGGTGAGTTAAAAGTCGGCGCCGCAGAGATAACCCCAGGATTTGATCAGCTAGATGATAGATCAAAAGTATTTACTTGGGACGAAACGGCCGTAGATCTAGATGACGACGGTAACGTTATTCAGCAAGGATACTGGTACCTTGCGGTGGACACAACAAACATCGACGAAGAGGTGGTCGACGTTGACAATGACGGCTATCTTCTTAAAAAGTTCGATTTTGCCTTTGAATTCAAATTATCAGGAGGAGATACAGTAGAAGACGAGATAAACCGTTCTCTAGACTTTATCTTTGATAGATCTCCTATTAAAACTATCAGAGGCGCAGATAGAAGATTAGATAAGGAAAGGGTATATAAGCTTGTGTTTGAAGGTTTCTTAAGAGACCAAGGTGTTAGAAGACCTCAGCCTTATTACATCCTAGAGAAGCAAGCTGGTGTTGCTGGTGGCGCGATAAACGGCGGGGGAGACTTATTAACCGATCCCTTAACAGTTACTCAAGTACAGACTTATAATCAGTATTACAAGATCTCCGAAGATACTAAAGACGGACAAGCTAATGTTGGTAAATTTGTTGCTTATGTTACCCAAGGATCTAAAGCAAGAGACGTCTTTACAGGTGACTTTGTACCTAGCTTAAATGCAGACGAACCAGAGTTAACAGAAGATCCTTCTAACTCTATCACTAAAGTTGCTCTTAATCTATTAGGTCAAAGACCCGGAGTAGAGTACTCTGTTAGTGCCCTTGCACCTAACACAAATCCAGTTAACATCTCTACTTCTGAATCTGCTCCTCCTGGATTCTTGGTGGAGACCAGACGACCCTCCGTAATTAGAGCCTCCGGACATACATGGGAATGGACAGGATACCTTAACTACGATACCTCCTTCCCAGCCTTCCAAGGTGACCCTCTAGAGCAAGATTTCGCTCTTGGTAAGATCATCGTTGAAGAAGTTGCCGGTAGAGTCTATGCCACTGGTATGAACGAAGAGGGTAATTACTATCTAGGTACTACTGTATTCGACTTAAGATCAGGTGAGCAATTCTCTATACCTCTTAAGGCTGATAACGAGATCGGATCTGTTACAAACCAGGTGCTCAACAACGTGATCATCAAAGGAACCTTGCTAATGCAAGATGACTCTCAGATGGTCTTTGGAGATGACACTAAGATTATCTTTAGTAATAGCACAACCTTCACAAGCACGGCTGGCGCAATCACGGCTCCTGCAGGCGGAACACCTGGCGCAGGTGTATATGCCACAACAGAGAAAGCAGGTCTGGTAGAATTAGCAACAGCACAAGATATCAGAGGGGCATTTGGAACTGCTATAGGGGTTTCTCCTAACGTTGCGGTAACTGCCGCAGACTTAGCAAATGAGCTTAAGTTCCGTCAGGAAAATCAAATTCAAGCCGGACTCGGCGTTACGGTTGTTGACGGAACCCCAGTGGAAGCCCCTGGCGGTGATCCTCTTGATCCCAGCGACGATTTTGTACCTAGGAAGATCTCTATTGGCCAAGACGTTTCCCCTCCAGATATTTCTGGTGGAGCGTATGTTGCTGAAACTGGAGCTAACGTTGCTTTCTTAAGTATTAAAGCAACAAAAGACATTTCAGCTTTTGATACAGTTGCGTTCTCCGACTCAAGATTGAAAGAAAATGTGATCTCTCTTGATGGCTCTCTAGAAAAACTAGAGAAGTTAGAAGGCGTTAGTTATAACTTCAAGATGTATCCAGAGCAACAAAGAATAGGTTTGATTGCTCAGGACGCCGGTAAAGTCTTCCCCGAACTTCTAAGAACCGATGAGCAAACAGGCATGTATAACTTAGCTTACAATGACCTAATTCCCGTACTTATTGAATCTATAAAAGAACTTAGCGCAAAAGTTAAGATCTTAGAAGAAAAGCTAAATGGCTAATAAAGTAAGTTTTGACAAAAAGCAGGGTGACTGGGACGTTTTTCTTAATAACACTGCTTTAATATCAGCAGATGTAACTCTTACGGTTGATTGGGAACACGCCAATCGGCTTCAGGGCGATCCGGTAGGTAAAGTTGTCGTAAAGGGCGCTGACGGAGTTAGATATGAGATATATACTCCAGGCAGGAGCGGCTCTAAATCAATCACATTTCCTGTTAATAGGGACTATAGCCGTAGATATAAATTAAAATTTGATACAAACGTTAATGCAAGCATAGCGACTAACACCACAAGGATCCTACGTTTATTCCATCCTGGCATATCTGTAGCTACTCTAGAAAAGGAAACCTTTATTACTCAAGAGGGTAATGATTGGGGATTAAAAATACCTAATGGGGTGGCTGAAGGTAGCGTTGTTGAGTTCTATATGGAAAGGAACGATGACCCTGATGCGTATGGCACAGCCCTCACGGCTTTTGAATGCCCTGTTAATGGGACGACCAATAGGATGTCATTTAATAACGACAAGGACGATAGTGAATCCGAAAGAGTAAGCTTGGGAGGCGATGGTGGGCAGTTTTATAAATTTAACTTGTCGGGCACCCAAAAAGCACCCAAGAGGAACGAAGGCGGCTCATGGAAGAACGGGGACTTCCCTCCTGGCCCTAGATTGGAGTTCTTTGACAAAGACGGGGACGACGTAAATGCTTTCCTTCATATAAGAAAGAAAGAACTAAAAGCTCTCGATAATGCACCTGAAGGCGCTCGCATAACTATAAGCACTACAAACGTGGTGATGGATGGAGGCACTACTACTCCAGATCCCGTTGTAAACCCGAATCCTCCTACCGCTTGTGGAACTGAGCCACCAGTAATTAGAAAACAAGGGGGAGGCTTTGGGATATCTATACCGACTGGCGTAATAAACCCTAGCACAATAACTCTGAAGTTTAAAAAGCGAGATAGGCCAGAAGACGCCGGTACAGCCATATCAACTCTGTCTGTTAATGGCTCAGGAGGAAAAACTACGCTCTCTCTGGACAAAAGTAAAGAAAGAGACGAAGACGAGGGAACTTTCAATGTCTCTAGTGCGGCAAGAACTTTCTATAGCTTCATTGATATGGACAATATCAAGGGTCCGAGGCTGAGTGACGGTGGCCGACTTGAATTTTTAGATCGTGATGGCGATGATTCAAACGCTACGCTAGAAATACAAAGTTATTCTTTTACTTGTGATGAGACTGGAGAAACCATAGGTCCATCAGATTGCCAGCCGGGCCCTTGGGAGATCGGCGGAGCAACTTATAACCCGAGCTCCTTTGTAGAGCCTGTTGCTCCTATTATAGATACCTCAGGAGGCGGACAAGGGCTGCTTTGTACTAAGAGTGGAGATAAGGACATAATTCTAGATCTAAAAAACTATGCAAATAAGCTCGTTACTTTACAACTAACTTACTCCATCACCGCTTCTTGGGTACAGAATTTTGATTTTGATATACCAAACTGCTCTGATCTATACGTAGACGAAGGAAGATTGGGAGGAGATGACAATGAGTATAACTTCCCTCCCTATAGCCACGCCACAAGCGTAGCAAATAAAACATTTAAGATCTACAACTTAGACGGAGGCTACGAGTATATATTTAAGCACGATAACCAGGTTGGCCCCGAGCCAATAAGAGAGAAATTCAAGCTAGTATGTGTAGAAACTGAAGAAGATGTAGAGTACGATGACGGATCTTCAGGAACCAACGTGATAACAACGTGTACGTGCGAGTCAGATGGGTATGAAACTTGGACCGAAACAGGAAAGAGTTGGCCAAGATTTCAAAGTGGTGTCTATGTAACAAAGTCAAGTGGTAGCTCAGTTTCTTGGCTATATGAAGACGGAGGGGGTACATCAAACGGGACACCTGACGACGTGAGTGTAGAAGTCACAGTTAAAAAAGTAAGGGATACTGTTCCTTTCCCTCCGGCCACGTTATACCTAAGGGACACTCTGCAAAGACTCGCTTGGACTCCGAGTGATACTCCGGACACGGACTATAACTACGGAGCAGTCGATGGTCAGAGCTTGGCAGACTTCTACGATCATTCTGACAAAATAAGGTTGAGAGTACCTACAGAAAAAAGATCTCTTCTTAACCTACGAGCTGGTGGCGCGGATATGTCAGAGTTTCGTGGATGCGCTGGCGCTACTTATGAGGCATTCTAGATATGGCTACAGAACAAGATATTAGAAACGGTATAAAGTTTTCAAAAGTAAGCGGACAATGGGGTATAAAAATAAGTAACAAGAACTTTGTTAGCTGTTCCATTGATATTAGAATCTCCAGGGCCGATTCACATGGCTACTGTAGAGATAAAGTATACGAGAATATAAAGTTTGCTCAAGATTCTAGTGGTAGGTGGGGAGTTGCAAACTACTTCGCCTCAAAATTATTACCCCGTAGCGAGCATAGTCACGTAATAGAGCTAGAAGGAACAAACGATGACAACCCTAATGCTTATGGCGTTGCTCTTAGAAACTGGGCCATAAACGCTGGAAACGTAAGTATGAGTTCTAACTTTACGGATAGTCAGCTCTCTGGTGGTGGTACTGAGAAAGACGATCTTAAATTTAATAATTCTGAAACGTTTCATAGATTCAGCACGTTGGAGGGAGAAAAAGACGGGGGCGGTGTACTAGATTACCAAAGTAATCCTACAGCTGATGGTAGGAAAGCTCCCAGAGTAGACAGCAATAATGACGGGTCAACTTTCCCTAAGACTCTGAAGTTTTATGACGCGGACGGCGGCGACCGAAACGCTGAATTAATACTTGACCACCCTAATTTTGCTATTAAAGAAACGGATTCTTTGACTAAGTTCAAGATGATATCAACTAATGGAAACTATAAATCAAAGACCGTTAAAGACAATGCAGATACTATTGTTTCAAGGAATCTAGTTCCAGGGAAAAAAACTTTTTATTCCATACAATTTGAGGGTAATCATGGTTCTCCAAGTAAGGTAGACAACTCTACTTTGACTATGGGAGATAGCTGCGAAGGCGATGGCATTACTAACGCCACAATAACAATTGACTGCGTTTATGACATAGTATTCACTGGTCCTCCAGCCCCAGAAGATCCTCCAGAACCAATACCTGATCCTCTTGATCCGCCAACTATCACTACTGTTACGGCCGGGGCTTCCTCTTGCCCTACTAATCCTGACTGGAGCAATGGCTGGGCTGGAAGTTATCGCCCAACTTGCGCTTCGAATCCTTCTACGAACAGGAGCGAAGAAAGCAAAGGCGGGCTGATTCTTAATGTCAACCCTGGAGATCCAAAAAGATTTAGCCTGAGGTTTGCCGAACTTAGCGGATCTGGTAATTCAATCAGGCAAGGACTTGGTTTATCAGACTCTATAGGTGATCGATCTCTAGCTAATAAGCTCATCACTATAAGGGTTGACTGGTACCGACAGGCGTTATGGGCTCAAAACTTTAGCATATCTGGTAGTTGTTCTGATAGTAAAAACGGAGGTTCTACGAGTAGTAGCGGCGCCTCGTACAGCACGTCAATAAGTCATGCAACTGGGTTTGGAGACATCTCTCCACAAAATCGAGAGTTTGTATTGTATAATATAGATGGAAGCAGTACTATTGAATTTGCCTGTTCCTCCACTCCAGAAGCTCCACCCGATCGCACAAGATATACTGGAGAGACGGAAACAGTTACTTTATCTGGACCAAGCGGAGACCCTCCTGTGATAACTAGGACCGTTACTAAGACTTGTATACCACCCGGGGGTATATACGAGCAGTACGAACCATGGCCTCCCTGTCCAGAAGAGGTTGTCGTCACTAAGTCTGGCGGGACTACAGCCACCGCAGTCTATAGCGATGGCGCACCTGACGGGCCTAACGATCAGTTCATCACAATAACCCTCTTAGCAGTAAGAGAGTCTGTTTTAGATATACCAACTAACTCTATAGGTATGATAGAGGAACTAGTAAGAAATGTATGGATAGCGGATCAATCTCCTGGCGATGCAACAGCAGACAACCTTGGAGGCGTTGATGGAAGGAGCTTGGCGGACTATCACGAGCACCCCGACAAGACTAGATTTAGAAATCCCACTGCTAGAACTTCAGCAACGTCACTAAGCTCCGGAGGCACCGGTATGGGCGAGCTTAAGGGCCACTCTGGAGCGATATATCCTGGTACTATAGATTCAGCGGTTTCTAACGCAAGTTCTCTTCCAATTAATCTTTCCAATCTATAATGTTTACAACTAGATCCTCGAGCGGTAGTAAAGCTCGAGCTCCTCGATGGTGGGGTAAGTTTGGAGAAGCGTTGCCTAAATTTCGGGCTCCGTTCCTCCAGCCTAAGAAGTGGAACAAAAAACTAGCATATAAATGGATTAATGCTGTGCCAGATAAATGCCCGTTCGAGAGGCAGTTGTGGGTGGGAGAAACACTTGTGCTATATATACCACCATTGTGCCCTCTCAACCCATTCTCGAAGCAGCTCTATGAGATAAAGTTAGAAGCAAAAACCTATATCTACGACTTAGAGAAACTAGATTAAAGAGAGTTGTGGGGTTGACATGACGTCTTTCCCATGATATAATAACTAAGTGAGCTAAGAGAGATCTTACTCCAAAGGACCCATTACTAAAAGGATCAAACATGTCTTTTCAAATCAATACAATTGATATCTCTACAAACGCACCATCGCTAGCTCCCCTGGCAGGTCGTGAGTACAACAGTGAGTATACTTCTCTTCCAAACGCAAACCTCCCTAAAGGACTGCGCAAAGATCTTGACACTGTCTTCCAGTTCTTGACTAAAGAAGAGCTTCCCCTTGATGAAAACACTTTCCTCATCAAGTCTCGTGATAGCATTTACTTCCGTCTCTTTGGCCCCGTACTTAAAGTCGGCGCAGAAGGCGTTGAAGGTACTAAAGATGGCGAACTCTATGTTCAATGGGGTCCTCGATTCATCCCTGTCCAGCTTGGTAAGGATGGCTTCAAGACCACAGATGGCCGAGAGATCGAAGCTGAATTCGGTTCCTATAACTTCTCTGGCAGAGGCGAAGACGCCGCTTTGTTCATGGCAGTTGACGTAGAAGATGGACAGACCGTCCTTCCCGTTGCTGTTCGCTTTACTGACTGGGAGAATCCAGTTGAGCCTAAGGCAATGAACGCTCTTGCTAAGAAGAAGCCTGCTGATATTGTCGGCTTGCTTCAGAAAGTCACTGCTAAAGGTTCCGGTGGCGGTAATCGCATCGAGGCAACAAATGAGATCGACTTCCGCGAGCTTGACCTCAACAACCCCTACGAGGTTATTGGGTACTACCCTTGCAAGACATCTTATGGTCTGACCTATCGTATCTTGATCAATAACTGCCCTGAAGAAGGAAACATCGCAGGCGCATGGGCTCATAGCTCCATCCGTCCTCTCTTGGCAACAAAGCCAGAGATCAATCAAGAGAAGCCTGCTAC